CGTAGGCTGGGGCGTGGGGGGCCGACGCCCGCACATAGCCCCCCCCCCCCCGCAGCTTCGCTTCATCGTTTCGGCCCCCTCTCAGCAGTAGATCGGGTCCTTGCCACGGGGGACGGTCTCGCCCTGGAAGCAGCAGCCGCAGAATTGCCAGATACCGTTAGGCCACTCTCCGGCCACACGCTTGAACGTGTAGTAAGTAGGCCGGAGCCGCCCAGTCTCCGGGTCCTCCCGGTGGGAGTACGGTTCGCCCATCTGAGCGCACCGGGCGCTCATCGAGGCCGGAGGCAGACAGTCCATGGCGTCATCCACAACGGCCTGCTCCACATAGTCGCCTATCTTGGCCTCGGAGTAGTTGAAGTTCTCTTGGGTGAAGATCGGCTTGCCGTTGTACTTGGCCGGGCGGTCCTGGCAGTCGCACCGCTCTCCGGGGTCAAGCGCCGCTCCGCAGCGGTCACACTTGTAGGTCCACATGATTTTTTCTCCTTTCCTTGACCGGTCCAGGTTCTCAGCTCCCAGCCGGTGAATACCAAGATTGCCGCGCTCGCGGGGATTGAAAAAGCCCCGGCGGTCTGGATTTGAAGCTGGATGACATCAATCATCAGTAGAATGAGGCGGGCCGTCACCATGGCCGCAAGGCAGAGGACGGACAGCCGGTAGTAGGCGCGGGCATAGCTCCGGCGTCTCTTGCTCTTCTCCATGGCTACGCCCCCCGTCTCGCGGACGCGTTCAGCTCATCCAGGCCGTAGCGCTCATGGAAATACCGCTTGATGACGCGCCCGTCACAGGTGCATTTGCCCTGGTTCTCCAGCTCGCGGTTGAGGCTCTTGATGACCTTGTAGCTCTTAGACTTGGAATAGCCCAAAATCTGCATCACGTCCTCCACGAAGTAGAACATATCGTGGGCGGTCTTGAGGGGCTTCATCGCCATGGGTCATGCCTCCTTTTGCTCGTAGTTCGCCATGTACTCCCGGACAATGGGGATGAGCTGGTGGCCTGCACAGCGGCCCGTGGTGGTCTCAATCAGCGTCGTGTACTTGACGCCGGACCGCTCGGCCAGCTCTTTCACCGTCATTCCGGTCTGTGCGGTGAAGAGCCGGACCTCAATGCCGAAGTCGGTCTTCGGCTTAACTCGGTTTGCCGTTCTCATGCTTGGTTCCTCCTTGTATCTAATTTATACGGCTTGTTTTTTGGGTCGTTCTGGTATATACTGTTACCAGGTGTCCCGGCGCGGAATGAAGATAAAATCTCCATCTACCGGGTCGCAGGGTTCACCGTCAAAGGCGTTGCCCTGCTTCGTGCAGATGTCTGGTTTCCGGCCAGCTCGCGGGTCCACGTCCACCAGGAGGCGGCCCGTTCCGTCATCGTAGACCGGGCGGCTCCAGCTATCCCGGCCACGGTGGAAGATGGGCAGCAGTCCGCAAGTGTGGGGGTGGTAGGCCACACCCACGGCGTTCTCCAGCTTTCCAGCAGGCGTCCCGTAGATGCTTTCCCCGTTCGGGGTCAGCAGGGATAACATCTCTGACATCGAGGCTCCATCCCGGACGCTCCAGTAGGTGATCGGAGCGGCGTCGCAAACGACGCTTCGCCCTCCCGACCGGATGCGGATGACTTCGCAGCCACAGTTCTTGCACTTCATCGGTATCAACCTCCAATCATAAGCTGTCCAGGAACACCATCAGACAGGCGGGATGCGGGGTCAAACCGTCTGCCGTCCTGAAAGCCCAGGGCGCGGTAGGCGTCGCGCCAGCCGCCGGTCTGCTCAGTGCCAAACTGCGTCTTTTTCCCCATGTCGGCCATGCTGTCATCCACAGCTTGAGGGACTACCATCACAAGGCCCCATTCCTGGTGCTGCTCTTCCTGCTCCCGAAAAGCCTTGTTCACTCCCCGGGCAAACCCCCAGCCATAGGCGTTGCACTTCTCGCGGTAGGTTCCTGGAGGGTCCTTGGGGTCCCTGACGAATTGGGCCTTGATACCGGCCATGACACACTCATGGGCGTATATCACAATTCGCTGGGCAATCTCGAAGTCCTCTTCCAGCCCCACCAGGCCAATCTTGTTCTTCTTGCTACCGGCGCTCCGGTAGCGGTAGGCTCGGCAGCAGTAATGCTCCGCAACAACAGCGGAGAGGGACGCGGCCCAGGGATTGGTCATGGCGGTGCAAGTGATGTCCAGGACCTTGCGGATGACCTTTTCCTTTTTGGCCTTTTTGACGTCCTCGGGTCTGAGCTTGTGCTCGGCCATGAGTTCGCGGGCCTTGAGCAACGCGGCCCTGGCCTCGTTCTCATTCGGGCTTTCTGCCAGGGCCAGCAGCTTAGCGATTTTGTCCTTGATGTTGGTTGCCATAGTTAGTTACCTCCAATCACGTCCGGGACCATGAACTTCTCCAGGGTAAGGGGTGTCTGGCAGTGCGGGTCTACCTGTGCGCCGGTCTTGAGCACCACTGGCTTGTAGACCAGTCGCTTCACGCTGTCTAACAGGCACACAAGGATTTCCTGGTCCGCCTTGATGACGGGGACGTTGGCATAATCGAGAATTTTCTCCATGTCGTAGTAGGTGAAATCGGCGTGTAGGCAGCATCCGTAGCTCTTGAACTTTAAGTAGCCCTCGTCACGGAAAGCCCGGATGGTCGCCCGGACGTAGTAGGGTTCACCGGTGCGGAAGGTCCCGTTGTCGATGAGGACGTGGGTGCCGACGATCCCGTAGTCATCGGTCTTGCTCACGTCGATGCGGATGGTGGGGTACTGCTTGAAGTTAATCGCCTTGGCGATCTCGGTTCTGGTTTCGAGGAATTTCATGGTTAGCTCCTTTCGCGTTTGGCCGCCGTTGCACCGGCGGTTTACGGCCTCTTGGTGTTGTAGTCTTTGAGCCGGACTTGAAGAGTGATTTCCTGCCTCCCGATGATTGCATACTCCAGGCGGGCTTCCAAAACTCCGGGGGACCCGTGAAGCTCCAGCCACCGCAGGCTCTTTGCGGTTCCGAGGGTTTTAGGCCCCTCCTTGACGGTCACGGGGATGTCCTCGCTCGCCGCTCCGATGCAGCAGAGGAAAGACAGGACGCTTGGCCTTTTAGCCATGCCGCACCGCCTCCCTCTCTCCGTAGTAGTAGCGGTAGACCTCCAGGCGCTCCGCATACCGGATGTCGAGCACTTTCTCAAAGGCCCGCTTGATGGTCTGGTAGTTCTTGAGATGCTTCTCACACCAGGCCCGGCGCTCCTTGAGGTTGCGGGCTATGTTCATGTGCGCCTCTGCGGACAGCTCATAAATCCGGCTGACCGCCTCATCCAAAGTAAACACCGTGTTCTCTCCTTTCAGCCATTTCAGGCACTCGGCCTGGGTTCCAAACTCTTCCGTCCAGGCGTGGCCGGTACTGTTGTCAATCCCGGTCCAGGTGCCACCGGCCTCTCCCACCAGGAAGAGGCCCAGCGGCTCATACCGCCCGGTCTCATAGCCGGAGGCCAGCAGATCGGCGGCCTCGGCCTGGGTGATTGTCCTTGGCTCCATAGGTTAGTTATCCTTTCTGCCCTCGTACCTCCGGGGCGGGCGGTCATCACTCAGCGATGATGTAATCGCGCTTCATGCAGTTGATAGTGGCCCTGGCTCTTCCGGCCACATCTTCTGCCTGTTCCCGCGCCTGATGCTCCAGCTTGGTCTTGCCGATAGGAACCGCACTCAAAAGCTGGTCGATTTCTTTCAGCAGCTCATCCAGGTCATCCAGGTAGGCTTCTCGGTTAGTCATGGTTTTCCTTTCCGCCGGTTGCACCCGGCCTTGTGGCTTCGGGGTGGTCCAGAGGTTGCCGTTCGTACCGCCGTTACCGCCTGCCGGTCATCCCCGGAGCTATGCCCGCTTCCGACCCGGCTTTCACTGCCGCTTCCTGTTTTATCCTCTGGCCCGGTCCCTGGGCCATTCGTTTTAGGTTTTTACCTTATTCCTTTGGCTTGATTATATTATAATCCTCGGATGGGGATTTGTCAATAAAATATCTCCGAACGGGGATGAAAACGGCGTAAAGTTTTTCCCTTATTTTTTGTATATTTTGTATTCCAGGAGGCTTGTCCATGACCGTAAATGAACGGGTGTCATGCGCCCTCAAAGGCCAAAAGGCAACGCAGAGAGACCTCGCGGCCGCCATCGGCGTATCTACGTCCACACTGAACAACTGGCTCAAGCTCGGTCGTGACATACCGGCTCAGTACATCGTCCCCATTTGCGAATTTTTTGATGTCTCGCTGTCATTCTTGCTTACGGGCAGCGAAACAGAAAAAGCGCCCGTCCCCGGAATATCCGAGAACGGGCGGGAGATGCTGGCGCTTTATGAGAAGCTGCCGGAACGGGAGCAGGTGCTCTTGCTGGGCCGTCTCCAGGAGATGACCGCGCCCCTGCTTGGCGAGACCAAAAAGAGAGACCAGGCCGAGGCCGCGTCATCCGGCGGGAGGGCCGGGTGATTTACGTCGATTTCACTTAGGAGGTTTTTCTATGTCAGCATTTCAGCCGGACGGCCTCTTTCTCAAGCGGTCGGGGAACGGATATAAGGGCAAGGTCTTGCAGTACAACTCCGCTGCCGTCGTTGATGCTCATGTAGAGCACGGGTATCTTGTGCAATCCTCCATCGAGGATGACCTATCTCGCTTGGGTGTCCAGCGGCTCAAAGAGGCCCTAAAAGGAAAGGGGCTACCCACAAGCGGAAACAAAGGCGCTTTGGTAGATCGCATCCTGGCGGAGTTCGCGGAGAGTGAGATAAGCGCTCTGCCCCTGGAGCCGCGCCTTTTGCTCACGGAATTAGGGGAGGCCGCGGTGGAGCAGTACGAGACCGCCGCTCAGAAAAAGCGCATAGAGCAGGCCCTCCACCTGGCGGACCTGATTTCATCCCAGGCTTTCGCCGCTGCCGCCGCAGAGATACGGCCAGCCGAAGCCACTATCGCAGGGTCCGACGTTCTCCCCGAAGCAATCTTCCGTTACTTTGCGGACGTCGGGAGCACCGACAAGGGCTTTATTGCAGCCGTCGTAGAGAGCGCCATCATGGGCCACTATCCCCGCGTTGTCATTCCCGACATGGCCTCTATCGGTGTCGAGATTGACGAGGACAAGCTAAACAGCGCTTGCCTCGGATGCGCGTCCTATGCCTCCGCCTTATGCGCAGACCGCCACGGGAGCAAGTACAAGGTCTGCGCCTGCCCGTGCTGCCAGCACATGGACGGGAAGACGTTTTCTCTGGCCGATGCAAAGGTCGGCGTGACGCTTCCACCATTCTCCCTTGAGTGCAGGGCCTTAGTCGTTGCAGATTGATTGTTGAAAACTCTGTGAAAAAGCTGTTGAAAACCAACCTGCCAAAACAGGCACCCAAAAAATGAGGTCTTAATTAGGACCTTATTTTGAAAAATAGGGTCCTAATCAGGACTGAATACCCAAAAAATGAGGTCTTAATCAGGACCCATAATAAGACAGTATGTATATAAGACTTAGTAATAATAATATTCCTCTATTATGCGCGTGCGCGTGCGCGAATAGAGCGTACATCGGTATTGGAGGTTGTGAACTGTGGAAAACTTGCCTGTCGGCTATCTGAGCTGCCGGAGCTGCGGCTCCATCGAAAACTGCGCGGACCTGGTCTCCGGCCTCTGCCCTGTATGCCGGAGGGGGAGGGCGGCCCACCTTGCCCAGCTCCAGAGTGACTACCAGGAGGCGCTTCAAGCCG